TCATAAAGCTGCCCGGTGTTCGGTTGGCAGCATCAAAGCACAGCGCCTGCAGCTTGAGAGCTGCCTGCAGACGTGAGTTCATTAGCTTGTGATCTCCTGGGCTCATTTCTTTTTGGCCTCCTTGATTGACAGGGTTGATTGCCTGATGGTGTATGCCTTCTTAGCCGGCACGGTCTTCGCAGGCTGGGCATCATATTGTTTGATTGGCCACTTGATGTCGTATTTGCCAGCCCTTGCGTACTCGGCTGTGTCCATCAGGGTTTGCATAGTTTTTTCGTCTTCTGTAACAAATTTCTCAAGATTTTTAATTGCTTGTTTGGCAAAAACAATTTTTTCAGCAAGCATTTCGGCTTCGTCGTCCAATTCGATTAGGTCTGGCCTCGATGGGTACGGACCTCTGTGCTCTGGCCAGCGCTCCCCATCAGCTGGTGGGTAGTAGTCGATCTCGCCGGTCTCCTTCCACTTGTCCAGCTTATCTTGGAACTCTCTGGATACACTGGCAATGTAGTCGATGGTTTCCTGGTGAGGCTCAAACAAAAAGATACGCAATGCTGTGCCACGGTAAAGTGTGGCCACGCACCCCCACTTGGCGTGGACTATGTCCATCTGTGCCTGCAGCTGGATCGGGCCGCGCCACAGTGGCGGCATTTCCTCCACGTCCATCGCCGTGAGCTTGGCCTCGAGCACGCCGACCCCATCTAACTTGATGGTGTCAGCTCCAACCACATAGATGCCGTTGTCCGGATCGTGGTGGATTACCTGGCCGCCACCATCTCCGGTGCCATCGAGCGAGCAACACAGGGGCAACTCCGCGTGGTACCTGGCGCTGGGGTGATCGATTACCAGGTCAGACAGGCGCAGGCGCTCCGCTGCCTGGGTGAGAATCAAGGGCTCCATCAGGTTGCCCCAGGCCATGGCTTCGTTGCCAATATCTTCGCGCTCGATAAACTGCATCGCGTCATCGTTTGGGGTCCGGTACTTTGATAAACCCATCACAGCTGTGAGACGTGACGCCGACATCATTGTGTCGGGGGTGACTTTACTTACCATTTCTTTTTCCTTTTGCTTTGATTAGTCGATAGCTCGCGTAGCGCTTGCCGTTGGTGTAAATCATCGTTGTGTGGATGTTGTGGCCAACCTCGCGCAGCTCCGCGATCCTGGCCGCCAAGCGAAAGCACTGGCACCCGGCCAGCGCAGCGATAGGCGTAACGTGCACACCACGTTGCAGCTCCTCAAGAATCCATGCGTTCTGGTTCATAGAGTGAGCCTCTCAAACAAACGCAACGATTAAAAAGAAAGCGGCCAGGGCAACAGCGCCTGCCACCTTCAGCCAGATTGGCTCATCGACCTCGGCTGGCTCGATGGGCAACATATCTCGCCAGCTGCGAGCGTGGTTGGTGCGTGGGTCTACATATAAATCGGGTTTTCGTTTCATAGTTTTCCTCTGGTTTAGTTATCGCGTGGTGCGTGATTCTGCAACTGCTCGACCATCTTTCCCAGCTCTCTCTTCTGCTGGCCGGTCAGGCGGTTGCAGTGGATGCGGTCGGATCGGTGGATCACCCGGCCAATGGCCAACGTGATTGCCACAAACCCGACCAGAAACAGGACGCCGTACATCAGGCGGCCCGTCTCATTAGGTTGGCCACCTGGCTAGGCGACCACGTTGTATTGCCGCGTGGCGTACACACCCCGCGAGCTGACAGAGCAGCTGCGATGTCGCGCAGTGACTTGGACCCGGTCTTGGCAATGATCTCGCGGACCACTGGGCCAACACGCTGGGCGAATGCGTCTGCGTTGGCCTGGACGGCCTCGATGCCTGCAGCTGATGCCTTGGCCGGGTCAGGTGACCCCAGCTTAACTCCGCGAGCTTTAGCGGCTGCCAGGGCAGCCTTGGTGCGGCGAGATATCTCCTCGCGCTCGTGCTGGGCAAAAATAGCGCGTACACCGAACTCGAGGGTGCCAGCGTGTGGCATATCGGCTGCCACAATGTTGACGCCAGAGTCGCGCAGGGCAAACAGGAACCCCACCTTACGCGATAGGCGGTCGACCTTGGCAATCAGCAGAGCTGCGCCAGCTTTCTTGGCCATCGCAATTGCAGCTGCGAGCTGTGGGCGGTCGTTGTCTTTGCCAGACTCGATCTCGGTAAACGAGTGAATGATCTGTGTGGCGTATGGGGCCACAGCGGCCTGCTGTGCCTCGAGGCCGAGGCCAGAGGCGCCCTGCTTGTCTGTGGAGACGCGGTAATAAGCAACGTATTTGGACATAATCAACTCCTGTATCTCGGTGGTTGGTGATTGCACTGTGCAATACAAAACGAATATTGCCTAAGTTGTTTTTTGCTGTCAAACCCTTTGTAAACAAATAATTTATAGGTGATTACCCTGGTATCGGCTACTAGGTGAGCTATTCGGTTATTATTCGGTGCATTCACAGTGCAACTAAAGGAGCCAAATGGCCACCCAAAACAGACCATTGATGGTCAGGCTGCGCCCTGACACGCGTCAGCTGCTCGAAAGAGCCGTTGCCGACCAGGGCCGCAGTCGCTCTAGCTTGGTAGAGCAGGCAATCAGGGAGCTGCTCGAGGCCAGATACGCCGATATTGCGTCCAGACTAGACCAGATGCTGGGTGGCGTGCGATGAATGGCCGGGGCAGGCGTAACAAGGGAGCCACCGGCGAGCGAGAGCTGGCTGCGATACTCTCCGACCAGCTCGGGTTTGAGGTTAAGCGCAAGCTGGGTCAGGCAAGAGATGGTGGCCACGATATCGAGATTGGGCGGTTCTACATCGAGGTCAAGCGCCAGGAGAGATTGGCCATCGAGGATTGGTGCCGCCAGGTTGAGCTATCGGTTACGACGAGCTCTACGATTGATTCTGAGGGCTCTATTGGCTCGCCCGTGCCCGTGGTGATATTCAGGCGCTCTGGGCAGCCCTGGAGAGCTGTGGTGCCCTTGGATTGGTTTTGTAAGGCAGTGAGGGAGGATCTAGGTGGCTAACGAGCTCTACAGGCACGTCACGTTGAGGGAGGAAACCGTGTTGGGCACCAGGTGGTGCTCGCATTGTATGCATCGACGACCGATACAGGGGGGAACATGGAAGACGTTGAACGGGGGAAAGAACCGGAGGTGGCAGTGCATGAGCTGCGCGGAAAATCAGAAGACGAGAGCTGCGCAGACTGCAAGAACGTAAGCTTTAGAGGGTGGTTTTTATGGTGTCGGTTTTTTGATAAGCCCACAACAGGAAGGGTCAACGGATGCTCCGCTTACCAGCGACAGTGAAAAGCTACGCTGCCGGGGTTGCGGCGGTGTTCACCCTGGCGCTCGGTTGGTCGATTTGCCTGACGGTCGCGTTGTTGGGAATTATTCTGAGGAGTTTTTCTTGCAGAGATGATGGTCATATGGGAACACAGACAGCAAAAGTGATTGAGTTCAAGCTACCAAAGCGCCCGCCCAAGATTGTGGAGAGAGACGCGCCACCGGATCAGCGCAGCTTGGCGGTGGTGCCATTGCGAGCTATCCGAGACCGCGAGCTCACCGATGGTCAGCTGCGAGCTCTGGCCATTCTGTGCAGCTACTGCAACCGGGCAGGGATAACGTGGGTGAGCCAGGGCAGGCTGGCCAAGGATATGCAGGTAAGCCAGCAGTCGATATCAAAGCACCTGAAGGCTCTGGTGGCGGCTGGATACATCGAGGTGACGGCCAAGGGATTCAGGGGAGAGCGAGCTAACACCACGCGTGTTATATACGATCCCAATGTTACGTCCCAGGACGCGATAGCTATCACCAGCGGCCAGGAGGACACCAGGCCACCACACCAGGCCAGGAAGGAGACAGCGCAGGCAATGGAGCCAGAGTTCACAGAGGAGCAGATGGCGGCCAACAGGGCAAGGCTCAGAGAGATGCTGGGAGGACTAGCAACCAGAGATGGATTTCACTACAACAGACCAGAGAGATTAGGAGATATCGTGGCAAGGAAACCAAAGGCTAAACCAGCACCAAAGGACACCACTCATACACAACCCAATAAGGTTGTAAATGAGAAGGGCTCCCATACACAACCACATACACAACCTAATACGGTTGTGGAAACACAGAAGAACATAGGTATAGATAGGTTGTTTATGTCTATAGGTTTAGAAATAAATAAAGAATTATAAGATGATCTTTACAACCTTCGAGGAGTTGAAGAATCGATACGCAGCCGAGAGCTTGCCAATGCCCAAGAGCCCGGAGACCATCGTTGAGATGATGATCCTCATAGGCGCTGATGCCTCTCTGACGCGATCTGAGGCTCCTCCGTGCCGCTGACACAGGGCAGGGTAGGCAAGGGTAGCAGGCACACAGTGCGAGCCCGTCACAGCGCCTCTAATCCAATCTGTTCAATTGCCAAACGAACGTATGGCTTTTGTACGCAGCCAGGGGTACGCTGCGTGTCAGGCGATTGGCGGCCAGAAGCGGTGGGGTGGTCAACCTTTTGCGGTGGACCTGGCCTGGGCTGGCTGTGGGAAAGGCACCCCTTCCCTCCCCCCCGTCCACACCGTAGCGCGGGGGTCTCTCCGAAATTTTCCTCAACTTTTCTTGGAAGGAGTTTTTGATGGCGTATGAGATGAAACCTGGGCAGGGCTCTGCTTTCCCAAACGAAAAGAAGGCCGAAGATTGGCACGCAGACTTCCGTGGCAAGGTAATGCTCCCAGATGGCAAGACCCACTGGCTGGACATTACAAACAAAAAGACCAAGGATGGGAAGGCGTATGTCACCGTCAAGATTGGCAACCAAACCCAGCAACAGGGTGAAGCCTACTCCGCAGCTCACAAACCTTTCCCGGCCCAGGACAGTCACAACAAGGCCAAGGCCAACGGGTTCGTGGACCTCGATGAAGATATTCCGTTCTGATGACCAGGCCCAAATCCCGTATATCCGAACAGGTGCCCAGCCTCAAGAACTGGGGTGGGGTGCGCTCTATCCAGCGTCGCATGGAGCGCTCGGCCACGATTACGGAGAACCGAGAGGCCATTGCGTTTTCCCTGCTGTGCATGGCCAACACCAAAATCACAGATATTCTAACGTGGGACGAGGACGGAAATGTCAAGGTTAAAGCGGCAAGTCAAATTCCTGACCACGCCTTGCAAGCAATCAAAAATATCAGGGTCAGGCGTGAGAAGGATGGTTCGCAGACGCTGGACGTTGAACTCTACGACAAAGTTGGCGTGCTCCGTCTACTTGCTAAAGCGTCTGGACTACTTGATAACCCGGACGATGGATCAGATAAACCGTCGGTGCTAGACGTGAACGTAATTGCGCCTCACGCCAACCAAGAGGAGGGGTAAACAAAGTGGACTTCGTTTACCGCAACTTTGATTCTTGGGTAGCATCCAGGCAAGACGCCAAACACTGGTCCGAAGACGAACTGGCCTGCGCCGAGGTGGCCTGGAAAGAGTGCCAAAGGCACTGGGAGGGTGTGTGCCAGATGCACATGAACCGCGTGGCAGAGCTCGAGCGCTCCGTGGCCTGGCAAGATCACCACATCTGGAACCTAGAAAACCGTAAGGAGACCAAAACATGAACGACCTGGGGTGGTTTTTTCTGTATTCCGTGTCCTGGCTTGCCTTCTCTGTGTGGGCGGCGTGGAGGATGGACCAATGAGCCAGGCAAACGACAGGCAAGAGGGCGGCAGTCACTACAAAACCAAGGCAATCCAGCCATGGGACTACATTGTGGCCAACGATCTGGGGTTCCTCGAGGGCTCAATCATCAAGTACGTCACCCGATACAAGGAAAAAAACGGAGTCAACGACCTAAAGAAGGCCGCACACTTTCTCGAGAAACTGATCGAGGTGCAAAGTGGCAAGAACTAAGGAGCAATCCACCAAGGCCGTGGCCACAACCGGCCTCAACTTAGACTTCTCTAGGTCCCCAACCGTCTACGACTTCATTGGGTCCAACGCATTTGTGCAAGGCGTTATGGGCCCGGTGGGATCTGGCAAGAGCTACGCGTGCGCGGCCAAGGTAATGATTAAGGCCGTCAAGCAAAAGCCCTCCCCTATCGATGGCATCCGATATACGCGTTTTGCAATTGTACGCAATAGCTACCCAATGCTAAAAACCACAACCATCAAGACTTGGTTGGACCTCTTCCCAGAGAACACCTTCGGTCCCATGCTGTGGACGCCACCGATCACGCACCACATTAGGTTGCCGGCTAGGGACGGGGCAGCTGGAATCGACTGCGAGGTGATATTCCTCGCCCTCGATCAACCTAAAGACGTGCGAAAGCTGTTGTCTCTGGAGCTTACCGGCGCCTGGGTCAACGAGGCCCGAGAGCTGCCAAAAGCGGTGATCGATGGCCTCACCCACCGGGTCGGTCGGTACCCAACCAAGCGAGATGGTGGCGCCACCTGGCACGGTATCTGGATGGACACCAACCCCATGGACGACGATCACTGGTGGCACAAGATAGCGGAGAAGGAAAAAATGTCTGGCCAGTACGCGTGGAAGTTTTGGAAGCAGCCAGGGGGCATTGTCGAAGTAGACCCAGAGGAGCTGCCAGAGAACCCGGAGGCAAACGACCACATCTTCTCAGCTGGCAAGTGGTGGAAGGTCAACCCAAAAGCAGAAAACATCAACAACCTGCCACCAGGCTACTACCAGCAGATGCTGCTTGGAAAGAACCTAGATTGGATCAAGTGCTACGCGGGTGGGCTGTACACCTACGTCCAAGAGGGCAGGCCGGTTTGGCCAGAATACAACGACTCGACCATGTCTGGAGACACCACGGTCAACCCGCAGGTGCCAATCCAGGTGGGCCTTGACTTCGGTTTGACACCAGCTGCGACCATTGGCCAGAGATTGCCAAACGGAAGGTGGGAGATTCACCACGAAATCGTCACCTTCGACATGGGGCTTGAGAGGTTTGGCCACCAGCTGCTAGCCGAGCTCAACGCCAGGTACCCAAACCACCAAGTAATGATCTGGGGCGACCCGGCAGGCCAGGCCAGAGACGCCATCTACGAGGTCACAGCCTTTGATTTTCTGAGAACCCTGGGACTCAAGGCACAGCCCACAGCATCAAACGACTTTAAGGTCAGGCGAGAGTCATCGGCTGCCCCAATGCAGCGACTCATCGAGGGAAAGCCGGGTCTCATGGTGAACCGAGAGTGCAAGCTGCTGAGAAAGGCGCTAGCCGGGGGATATCACTTTAAGCGGGTCGCAATTGGCGCCGGCCAGGAGCGATTCAGAGACGCCCCAAACAAGAACGAACACTCACACATTGGCGATTCCTTTGGGTACCTGCTGCTTGGAGGGGGCGAATACAACCGAATGACCAGGAGCCACAAACTAGGTGGCCAACCACAGGGCATGATTGTGGCCAACACCGACTTTGACATCTTTGCGTGAGGTGATTGCACAGTGATATCGCTGGTATTGCATACCGATCAAAGACCAATAGAATAAAAGCATGAGTGGCTTAGTCATCTTCGAGAGCGGAGAGCTGTCAGTCGCAGATCAACGCGAGCTGGTGATTAAGATGCAGGGCGAGCTGCTCGATATGGAGCAGGCAAAAATTGTAACGTCTCATCGATTCTTGCCTGGCCTGTACGAGCGCACGATTACGATACCACCGTGGACTGTGTTAACTGGAGCTGCACACAAAACGCAATACAGGGTTCGACTTGAGAGTGGAACCATCGCAGTCAACACAGACAGTGGAGTAAAAGTGCTGGTGGCCCCAATGGAATTTGATGTGCCAGCTGGTTTTCAGAGAGCTGGTAGGGTGTTCGATGAAGAGGTTGTGTGGACTGACATATACGAGAACCAGGACAACTGCCGCGACATTGAATTACTTGAGAGTCGGTTGTATGAGGTTCCAGCGTGTGGGCTGGGTGAAAATCGTAGGTTGAAAGGGGAACTAATATGGCGGGATGGGTCGCAGGCGCAATTATCTTAGGCTCTGCCTACACAGCAAACGAAGCTCGCAAGGCTAGAAAAG